GCGAAGTACGAATTGGCTACCGATATTGCTATTGGTGCAAATTCTTATGCTGGGGTGTTATCTCTACCTTACTTGGCACCAGCCGTTAAATTGGCTGAAACAGTTGCTAACGGATATGTAACGGAATTAGATGGTATTACTTTAAAAGCAGTAGTAAATACTCTAACACCAGGTACAATGATTAAGGCAGCCGGATGTGATTGGGATAATGACCCTACAACTTTATCACTTGGCGAATCAGTATTAGAAGTTACTGATATGATGGTGAATGAAAGAGTATGTCGCAAGACTATTTACCCAACGTGGGTAGGTGCTGGATTTAGTGGTCGTAATGGTGCTATACCAGCTGACTTTGCAACGTTCTTAGTAAGTACAGTAGCTAATAAAACGGCTGAAGAATTAGAGAATAGAATTTGGAAAGGTGGAGCATCACCAACATTCAAAGGTTTCTTATCTAATGATGGTGTATTTGATAGAACCGGATTAGCAGCAGGTCAAATGGCTATTGGTGGTGGAGTAAATGGTCAAGCTATCACGGCTATTACTGCATTAAATGTAGTTGCTGGTTTTGGTTTAGTTTACGCTAACGGAAATACAAATTGTCCAGGTATAATTGGTAAGGCTGATACTCAGTTTTTAGTTAACCAAAAGACTTTTGGTTTATATATGCAAGCTTTAGGTGAATCCGGTCTTTTACAAGGTGTGAATTTACAAGGTGCTAACCAAACATTTACATCTTTAGTATACTTAGGTATTCCGGTGAATGTATGTCCAGGTATGCCAGATGATGCAATTATCTTATGTCAAAAATCTAACTTATTCTTCGGAACAAACTTAGGAACAGATATGACAGAAGCTAAATTAATTCCATTCTACGAGTATGATGGTTCTGACAATGTTGGTATCTCAATGAGAATGGCCGTAGGTGTTCAAATAGGTGTAGCATCTGATATTGTATTAGGTACAACAGCAGCTATTTTACCAGCTTAATTATAAACTTTTAAATACTAAAAAATGGCTTGTACAATTTCAACGGGAAAGGCTCGGTACTGCAAAGTGCAGCCGGGAGGTATAGACAAAGTTTATGTTATTGCGAGGTTTGATGATGCATCAGCTAAAACATTAGCACTTACAGATGGAGTATTAACGGCAACATCTGGATTAACTTCACAAGATGGTGCAGCTGGTACATATTTCCAATTTGATACAGACCCATACCTTAGTTCACTTAATCAAACGATTGTAGTGAATGAGGGTGGTGGTGTAGGTTTCCAACAAGACTTAGAATTAGTCTTTAAGGGAGTGTATGGTAAGGCAGATGTAACAATGCAAAACCTATCTAGTGGTTCTTGGCAAATAGTTGTAGAGGATAACACGGGTACGTTGTACTTCTGTGGTTTAGGTAAGGGGATGATTGCTACCGGTGGTTCATTTGGACACAATGGTGATAAGGCTTTATCTGATAATATGGCTTACACCTTACAATTCCAAGCAATAGAATTAGAACCGGCATCAAATTGTGGTGCTTTGGCTAACTTTAGTGGTCAAGATGATGTTACAATTAGTGCAGCACAATTAAATGGTGCTTGATAGATAACATTCTGTTTTGTTTTATATATATGAAAGGGTAGGTAGGTAATACTTACCCTTTTTTTCATTAAAGATTAAAGTAATGGCAAGACTAAAAGTAAAAAATGAGTTAATAGGTGCAGAGATTAAGATAAATCCATCACTTATTTTGGTATTTTCTGAATATATGACAGATAGTGAGTACCAATTTGCTCTAAAAGAATATCCAAAGTACTTTGAAAAACCAAAAGGTAAAGGTAAAGGTAAAAGTAAAGGAATAAATTTAGGTGGGTATGATTCAGATAAATAGCAACTATGGTGTAAAGTCTATTTTTGCCAATGTTTTTAAGAATGTTGAAAGTGTAAGTGTTAGTACAACACAATATACACCGGATTCTTTGCATACAAATTTGGCTACCAACAGATATAAGCTATTTATTACCAACCAGCTGACAAATAAAGTCTTTTCGGTGTTTCTAACCTATGTGTATTCTAATGCAAGAGGTTCTTATTTTACGTTTGAATTAGGGGATGGAACAAATAACACATTATTAGTAGATGAAAAGGGTACATTTACCTATGACATTTACAATATGAGTAATACAACTTCCTTATCAGACAAAATAAATGTATTAGATAGTGGTTTATTTCGTATCTATAATAATGTTACCTTTGAAGATAAGTATTTTGATGCTGACCAACAAACAATACCGATAAGTAAGGTATATAAACCATCATAAAATGAGTGAATTATTACAATTAGGTAGAGGACACGAATACGTAGATGATACAGAGGTAATAAAGCAAGGTGAACCCTTTGTATCTTTTGGTAAAACAAATGATTATCCGGATTTTCTTATAAATTTATACCAAAAATCAGCAGTTCACAACGCACTTTGTAACTCTATTGCAACGTGGGTGTATGGTGAGGGTATAACAAGTCCACAAATGCAAGGTAAATCCGAATCTTGGGCTAAGTTTAATGCCTTATTTGAGGGTGGTATAGGCAAGAACACTATACAAAAGTGTATTTTAGATTTAAAAGTACACGGAGGGTATTACCTTTCTATATCATATTCATTAGATAGAAGTACAATAAGCGAAGTAAACCACATACCATTTGAGTGTATGAGGGTAGAACCGGAAATAGATGGTGAAGAAAGCCAATTTTACTTATATTCTAAGAATTGGGCAGATTACAAGACAGTTGGTTTCAAAAAGGTTAAATCCTTTGACCCAAACGAAAAGAAATCATATCCAAATCAAATAGCTTGTTTTAAGGCTTATTCAGTAGGGCAATACTATTACCCAAAGCCGGATTATCAAGGAGGTATAAATTACATTGAATTAGATAAAAACGTATCAGAGTTTCATTTAGCTAATATCAAGAATGGTTTAGCACCATCTTTTATGATTAATTTTTCTAATGGTATTCCATCAGAAGAAAAGCGTAGAGCAGTTAAAAACCAAATAGAAGAAGAATTATCCGGTGCAAGTAATGCCGGTAAATTTATAGTATCATTTTCAGATGATAGAAATAATTCCCCCGAAATAACTGTAATGCCTCAATCGGATGCAGACAAACAATATGAATTTCTTAGCCGTGAAATAACATCTAAAGTGATGATTTCACACAGGGTAGTTTCACCAAGATTGTTTGGAGTAAATGCCGATGGGGGTGGTTTAGGTAATAATGCAGAAGAATTAAAAACTGCATCAGTTTTATTTGAGGAAAACGTAATTGATAATTACAGAGATTTATTGACTGAATCTTTTGAATTAATAATGTTTGAAGCTGGGCAACCAATCAAATTAGATTTCATCTCTAAAAATCCATTTGAAGAAGAAGTAGTTGATGAAGAAGTTATAGAAGAATCACCAACGGGAGATACAGAAGAAGTGGTTGTAGAGGATAAAGATGTAGAGCAAGTAGAGGCATCATATAACGGGGCGCAAATTAGTTCAGCTATTGATATTATAGCAAAGGTACAAGAGGGTGTTTTAACGGAAGCGCAAGCGATTGTATTCCTTATTCAGTTCTTACAATTACCGGAACAAGTTGCAAGAGGTTTCTTTTCAGATAGTCCAGAAGAATCATTTGCTAAGTTATACGCATCTAAACACACTTTAGAAGTTAACGAAGTAGATATGTCTGATGAAGATGAAAATACTTGGCTTGAATACTTAGCTGATAAGGGTGAACAAGTGAATACTGATGAATGGGAGTTATTAGAAGAAACAGAGGTGTTAGATGCCGAATTAGAAGCTGAGACACATAACACACCATTTAACTTTTTTAAGCGTTACGCAGACCCTAACGATAAGTCTAAGGTAGATAAAGGTCTATACAAGATACGCTATAGATATTCAGAAAATATATCTAATGATAGCCGTTTGTTCTGTAAAAATATGGTATCAAACGCTAAGATGGGTGTATCATATAGGTTTGAGGATATAAACGAAATGTCAGCTGATGGAATTAATGGAGAATTTGCAGAACGTGGCAAATCCAAATATTCGATTTGGTTATATAAGGGAGGCTGCTACTGCCATCATAAATTTATCCGACAAGTTTGGTTCAGAAAAAGAGTAAAAGGTAAGTTCTTACCAAATGAAGGGTTAGATAACGATAAAGATGTTACAAATCAAGAACCAAAAGGTGCTGGATTAAGGAACGCAAGAGGTTGGAAAAAAGCAAATACACGAACAATAGATTTGCCTAATCGAGGTAAAGTAAATTAAGATATGGAAGCTATACAATTCACAGAAGCAGAAAGAATATGGAGTGAAACTACCTTAGAATTAGGTACAATCGCTAAGTCTTTAATGGGTAACCAAGAAGAAGTTACAGCCGGTAATTTTATTGGTACTCAATTAGTAGAAAACCCAAATTTTGACCAAAATATACCTGGAGATAGTTCACCGGTATTAGGGAATGAATTAGTACAGAATGGAAGCTTTGAAGAAATAGGTACTGATTTAGTTACTAATGGTGATTTCTCTGATGGGGAAACCGGTTGGAATTTTAATTCAAATTGGTCGGCTCCTGCTGGTACAGCAAATGCAGATGGAACATCTAATGCAGATATAAATCAAGGTACAACGCTTGCAGTAGTAGGGAAATCATATAAAATAATTTATGAAGTTGTTAGTATATCACAAGGGGAATTTTTCTTTAAGTTTGGTGGTGTAAATGGCACACTTAGAAATGAAATTGGTGTATTTACTGAGATAGTAAAAGCAGTAAACACAAATAGAATTTCTTTAGATGGTAATTATAATGTTATTGGTTCGGTAACCAACATCTCTGTACAACAACTTGACCCTAACGATTATTGGACACTTGGAACAGGGTGGATTATTGGAGAGAATGAGGTAGTAAGAGAGGGTGCTACTGGAAATAGTCAAATAACCCAATCTATAAGTATAGAAGCTGGTAGCACTTACATTATATCTTATACAAGAAGATATATTTCGGGCGATGGTCAAACAAACTTTTACTCTGAGTTTATAACAGATGGAGTAAGTAAAACTTTAGGTAATTACGATAGTCAAGTTCAAGAAAGCGTTGTAGTTACAGACCAATTCAGACCTACATATTCGGGTAGTCTAAATTTACAGCTTTATGGCATAAGTACGTTTAACGGCTCTACAACCAACATCTCAGTAAAACAAATTATTGCAGTTGATGTAGACTTGTGGACAACCAGAGTACCTAACATTGAAAGTTCTGTTAAATTTACAGAGGGTAAAG